GACAGAATTTGTTCCAAGACGTTGTAGTTGCGTAATGTGCCTGGTAGTGGGCAACCACCCAGACACAAAAATTAAAGACGCACAATACGGGAAAAGACAGGAGAGAGCCCATTAACTGCCCCTGAGTTTGCCAACGTAAGTGTTTACCGCCTTCGTAAGAGACGACATTCTCGGTTAAGGAGTTGAGAGCTTCCTTATAGTACCGGTGGAAAGGTCCACGGTCCTTTGCTGTATGAGGGTAACAAGCCTTCATCATTGCACCGAGAATCGCGCGGGTGTAAACAGACTTCACATTGTCCGTCGCCGCACTAAAGTCTCCGGAGTTGATCCTGTCTCCCCCGGAGAGAGCCGTCCCTAAACGTGAGTTAAGGTGGTCAGCCGTAACCCACTCGCCCGTCAGCACAAAAGGAGGTAGCGAACGCAACCTCTTGTGAAGAGACTCCTGAAAGGGCTTAAGGAGTCCCCTTTCCGCATGTGTCAAGGTAACCACCCTTGCCTTCAACGGATCTGACACTACAACTGGTCTAACATGGTCCACAGGTGGGCCAGCACCGATGGTTCCTGGATGCCCAGGGAGCCAACGGTGTCGCAATGGGACGCGGGTAGGGTTTCGATAGCGAGGGTCACCCCTCACCTCTACTCCCCCACCGTACGGACCCTTGATGATGTCGGCGACCTCATCATCAAGCGCTGTCAAGGGGGCACCTTTGACGAATACCTCGCCTCTGGCACCACCACTCTTCCGAGTGGTTGTAGAGGTAGCTGAGGTGCTCAGTACCAAGGTCTCCCAAGATACCGGGCATGAACCCGCCGGGAACAATGCCTCAACTACGTCCTCACACTGCCGGGCAAACCCAGCACATGTGGTACCCCTATCTACGTCCGAGGTTAGAGCAACACGATGTTTCTCTAGGGACTCCTGAACGAGCCCCCCCCGGAGATCTGGCATAGCCTTTTTCAAAGCTAAGATCCCAGCCGCCATCCATACTCGATCGACTTCGCCTTTACGGAAAAGCCAATTTTTCAGGTAACGGCCCCACCTGCCAGGGAAAAGGAAAAGGAAACGATCCCTATCCCGGCGCGTGAAAGCCTCTGGAATATCAATAGAAGCAGGTGGCAAATCCGCCTCTAGAACAATAGCCATCGGAATGGCCGTGAGCTCCTTAATGAGACCTACCAGACCTTCATAAGAAAATCTGGAGAGCCTCTCCCGCAAGACATCGGATGGTAGCTGAACCAGCTGCCCACCCCTCAATGTCGAGCGGTTTTCAAGTCGATATCCCGAAGCAAGGAGAAGATGCTGGGCCGAAGAGATAAACCCTTCAGCCAATTCCTCAGCAAACTTCTCCCGGGATTGTCCCTTACCCCTGGGACTTAGGGGGCTTGAAT